TATAATACAATGGTGTTATACGAAGCTAGGCATACTCATGGTGCTGTACTCAACCGTACAATGTTTACCGAACATCCTCGTCTGGCACAGGTCTTTTTTATGTGACTATATAGTACAGGAATTATGAAAACTATGAGATCGAAAGCGTTTTTTGTTAATGGTGGGGCTGGTAGAGTTATAAGTTCAATCCCTGCATTTGAGAAATATGCAGAGAACCATGACGACTTTATTATTGTATGCGAAGGTGGTACAGATTTCTTCAAAGGACACCCAACGCTAGATCATAAAGTTTATGATCACTGGCATAAAAATCTTTTTCAAGAGCATATAATACAGAGAGACTGCGAGAGTCCAGAACCATACAGAGTATGGCATTACTACAATCAAAAATGTAATCTATCACAGGCATATGACATTGCAATCAATGGTCTAGATGAACCAAGAGAATTGCCTGCACCTACAATAAACCTCAATAAGATGGAGGTTATCGCTGGATATAATGTCGTAGAAGAAGTAAAATCAGTAACTAAAAAAGATAAAGTTGTAGTAATTCAACCATTTGGTAGGTCTATAGAACAGATGGGAGAGTTTATGGCAGATCCAACTTCAAGAAGTATGTCTCTTGTATCTACTTGTGAAATTATAAATCAACTCAAAAAAGATTATGCAGTAATTATAATGAGTGAATATCAATTCCCAGTAGAAGAAAATGAAAATAATTCTAAACATCAAGTAGCAAGACCACAGATACAAGATATGAGAGTATGGTCTGCTGTAATAGATGTTGCAGATCATTTTATAGGATGCGATAGCATGGGTCAACATATCGCAAGAGCTCTTGGTAAAACTGCCACTGTAGTTGTTGGTTCTACATATCCAGAAAACATCAGTTATCCTGGCCATAAAGATTTTGATATTATTGATGTAGGAGATGGTCGTAGAGAATATGCACCTATCAGAATTACTCAAGATGAAGCTGTTGATAGATTCAATGATGAAGCAATGGAATTGAGTAAAAATCAAATAAAAGAAATTGTTGACTCTTGTAAGAAGAGATTAGGTAAACCAAGAGCATACACTGGAACTTTCGTTCCTCCACAACAGACACAACAGTCATGTGAAATGCAAATGTCTGAACCCTCTTGTCGAGATGCTTTCCAACTTTCTGGTGGTAATCAAATGTCTCCATCAACAATGTCTATACCTAGTATGACAGGAGCTCCAAAACCTAGTTTTACATTGAACAAACCAAAACCAAAATCTAATAAAGGTTTCAAACAAGAAATTAAAAATCTGTTAAAATCTGATGGAAAAGGTATAAAAATAGAAGAAAAATAATGACACAATGGATTGCTGCAATCGCTAGAGGTCATAACTCTGGAGTTTGTTTACTTAAGGATGGTGAACTTGTTCTTTCCATAGAAGAAGAAAGACTATCAAGAAAAAAATATGATGGAGGCCCACTAGCTTCTATGGTTAAGATATTGGATTATACCGATACCTTAGACTACCTTGTGATTGCTCATACACAACCATTAGAACAAGCTGGTAGTATAGATTTTACTGGTGAAAATATGTACACAGGTCTAGCAAGAAAGTTAGGTTTGATTGATAGGAAGAAAGATATTTACAATCATCCTCAAGTGATTGATATGAGTCATATGCATCATAAACTTCACTCTTCGTGTGCCTTCTTTAGATCAGGATTCAAGAGTGCAGTTTCTGTAATTGTAGATGGTGCTGGAACATTTATACCAATGAATATTGAGGGAGAAGATGTTATAACATGGGAATTAGAAACTATAATTGATTGTGCTTACCCAGACAAATTTACTACCCTATACAAACACCAAGGGGGTAGAGGGCCATGGCCTTCCACTAGAATATCTAACTTTGACTCTAAATTTTATGAGGAAGATGGAACTCATGAATTAGTAATAGATGAGTCTGCTGGTATTGTAAAAGCATATGAGGCAGTCACACAATATTGTGGATGGGCTCCTATTGAGGCTGGTAAGACTATGGGACTCTTTCCATACGGTAGTCAAAATTTGAACATACCAGACATCTATACAAATTATGATGGCATGAGTGATTGGTCTACCACTAATAGAGATTTGATTGTACCAACATATCCTAATGGTGCTGTCGTGAACAAAGGTAGATTTACGGAACTTAGAGATCCTGATGGAATAGATGAAAAAACAGATCTAACAAAACTACAAAGTCGTAGAGATATGGCTTACGCTATCCAAACTGAGTCTGAACAAATGGTATTGGATTTGATTCGTAAGGCAGTCAAGATGAGTGGTAATAAAAATGTCGTTTTATCTGGTGGATATGGATTAAATTGTGTTGCAAACTATTGGTATCTTGAACAGTTGAAAGACGAGGGTATAAATTTGTTTGTAGAGCCAGTCAGTAATGATGCTGGAACAGCTATTGGTGCAGCATATCTCCAGTATCAAAGAGTCAGCAAGAATACAAAGATACATCCACAGATCAAGGATCTATATTATGGGCCTAAGTATGAATATGATAAAGAATATATCACAGATTTAGCTAATTACTATAATGCAACTAGAATATTTGAAGCTGATCATGAAGATGCGGTAGATCTCATTACGAATAAAAATATTGTTGCATTATTTCAAGGTCAATCAGAAGCAGGCCCTCGTGCTTTGGGTAATAGATCTATCATGTATGATCCAAGAGATCCAAAAGGAAAAGATCATGTCAATACTATCAAACGTCGTGAATACTTCAGACCTTTTGCTGGATCAATACTGAAAGAACATGTACACGAATGGTTCGATCTTCGTGGTATGGATGAGACACCATTTATGATGTACGCTGTTAGATGTCAGGAAGGTATAGAAGAAAAAATTCCAGCAATCATTCACGTTGATGATACATGTAGAATCCAAACAGTTACAGAAGAAGTAAATCCTAATTACTACAATATAATTAAAACTTTCTATGATAAGACAGGATGCCCTATTATCTTTAATACATCCTTTAACCTAGGCGGAGAACCTCTTGTAGAGACTCTAGACGACGCTCTAAGGACTCTTGCAAATAGTTTGATAGAATACCTCTATTTGCCTGAGTACGGTCTTATGATCGAAATAAAGAACTAATGAAAGAAGTTAAAAAAATAGTCGTAGTAGGAGGAGGAACTGCTGGATGGATTACTGCATCTTGGTTTAGTAGAAGATGGGGTAATCTTATAGATGTAACTGTAATTGATAAGTATGAACCAGAAAGAGTTGGCGTAGGAGAAGCAACTCTTCTTACTTTCCCAGTCGTAATGCAAAAGATGGGATTCAAAGTAGAAGACTGGATGAACAGAATTGATGCAACATTCAAAGCTGGCATACTATTTCCAGGCTGGGGTAAAGAGGATAATGTAATTTGGCACCCATTTGGATTTACTAGCGTAGGCGAAAATAAAGTTCCATTATATGATATATGGACTAACTATCAGGACAAATATGATATCAAAGATATATCTGCACTATATCAATCTGCGATGAATAATTCTATAGAGATAGATTATATTGCTGACACATATGCCTATCAGATAGATTGTGGAAAATTAGTTAGATTTTTACATGATAATTGTACTAAGTGGTGTAATTATATTCAATCTGATGTTAAAACAGTAATAAAAATTGAAGATGATATTGAGAAGATAATACTAGAAGATGGATCAGAGATAACAGGAGATTTGTTTATAGATTGTACTGGTTGGAATCAGTTACTTATTGGTAAAGATCATAATATAGATTTAAGTGATAGATTATTCATAGATTCTGCACTTGCAGCTAGGGTAAAATATGAAGATCCAAAGAAAGAGATGCATCCATATACAGATTGTCAAGCGATGGAACATGGATGGAGATGGAAAATACCAACTAGATCAAGAATAGGAACAGGATATTGTTTTAATAGATCAATTACACATCCAGATATCGTAGCACAACAATTTTCAGAACACTGGAATGGTAGGATCAAACCTGATGACATGAGATTATTAGATTGGAAACCCCAATACAATGAAAAATTTTGGAATGGTAATGTAGTTTCTATAGGATTGAGTGCTGGATTTATAGAACCATTAGAGAGTACAGGTCTAGCTCTAATGATAAGAGGTTGTGAATATCTTGAAGAAGCAATATATGGATGTTTTTACAACCCAAAATATGCAGTTGACATGTATAATACAAGAATGAAAGCATCATTTGAAACTGCTGTGGATTATGTAAATATGCACTACTCATACTGTCAAAGAAAGGGTAGGTTCTGGGATTATGTAAGACTATCTCATTATAAATCTGGCATGCAAAAATACATGGAGGAACAAATATTAAATCCTAACATAAGAGTATTCCAAAGTGATACTCAGAGTTCATTCTTTGGAGGAACTAACTGGCAAGCATGGTTATTACAACTGATGCCTGAGATTCCTAAAAAGAATTATTGGTATCCCGAAACAGTTGATATTATTAGTAGGTTCGATAAGTATATTGAAACGCTAGATAATAATGTAAAAAATGCAACACCCCAAAGAACATTATTGAAGGAGTGGTATGGATAGAATAGTATGGTGTAATGGCACGTTTGATATTATACATCCAGGCCATATAGAATTATTTAAAGTTGGAAAGTCTCTGGGAGATAAACTTATTGTAGCTACTGACACAGATGAAAAGATTCGTAAAGATAAAGGTAAGGGTAAGCCCGTCAATAATCTCTGTGATCGAATTACAATATTACAAGCGATAAAATATATTGATGAAGTATTATATTTTAACGATAGAAAAGAATTAGAGGGGTTGATAAAACTCTATTCACCTGATATACTATTGTTGGGTGATGACTGGCAAGGAGGAGATGTGGTTGGCATAGAGTATGCAAAAGAAGCTAGATTTCTTCCCAGACTAAATTATTCAACGTCTCATATTATTACTAAGATTCGTGGATCAGCATAACGTAATTGTAATAGGTGACAAATGTACAGACAAGTATGTCTTTGGTGAGACTACTAGGCTCAGTCCAGAACAACCTGTCCCTGTTTTAGATCAGACTAGAATAGAGGAAAGGCCTGGCATGGCTGGTAATACTGAATTAAATCTCAAAGCATTTGGTGTCAATACTGTTTTGTTATCACAGAGAGAACCTATAACTAAGACAAGATTTGTAGATACTAATAGTGGTTATCAGCTGATGCGTTTAGATGAGACTCCACAAGTCAGTAGAATTGCAAACGCTGAATTGAAAATGGCAATGATGCATCTGAATCCTGATGCTATTGTTATTTCAGATTATGACAAAGGATATATTAATGATGATGATCTATGGCATCTATGTCATAATTTTAGCAGACCAGTGTTCGTAGACACAAAGAAACGTCGCCTTTTTCAAAAGGATAATGTATACTGGAAAATAAACAAGAAAGAGTACGATGACCTTATACAAGACCATCTACCTAACCTTAGTAACCTTATCGTTACTCTTGGGTCTGCTGGTGCATCTTGGAACGGTATGATCTTCCAACCACAGGTAGTCAAAGTATTTGATGTATGTGGTGCTGGTGATACATTTCTAGCTGCACTTGTTGTTGAGTTTCTGAAAACAAGAAACATGCGGACTGCTATTGAGTTTGCAAATAAAGCAGCTGCGATTGCGGTTACACATCCTGGCGCTTACTATCTAACTAAAAAAGACATAGAATCATTACATGAAAAAATCTGACTTGATGCACTATAGACTTCAAGCGTGGTTGCGTGAAAACAAATGTGCCGATATTTCTTACATTGGTGTAAAAACAGATCACACTGGTGAAGAAAAACATTTTTATAAAATTGGACAACATGAGGTGCCACACGATGCAATCGAGTCTCTTGAAATGGAAGAGGTAGAAGAAGAATGAGATATTGTGTTGATATTGATGGCACGATTTGTAGTCCAACTGTGGGTAGAGATTACTCTAAAGCAGAGCCATGGAAGGATCGGATTGATGTCATAAATAAGTTATATGATGAAGGTCATAATATCACCTACTTTACCGCTAGAGGTATGGGTCGATTTGGTGATGATCCAGATGCAAGTGCAAAGGCATCTATTTTATTATTTGACCTCACAGAAAAACAACTTAAAGATTGGGGATGTAAATATCATTCGTTGATATTAGGTAAACCACATGCTGATTTCTTTATTGATGATAAAGGTGTAAACTCTGATGACTTCTTTAGGGCCAAGTAGAAGACCTCGTAATGCTCGTGCGGCAGAACCTATCAAGTATGTGCCGAAGGGATGGGGATATGAAAAATGGATAGCTAATTGTGAAAAATATTGTGGTAAATTATTGTTTATTGCAAAAGATAAACAGTGTTCATGGCACTATCATAAATTAAAAGACGAAGTATTCTTTATTCAGAGCGGTAAGATAAAGTTATATCATGGTTGGGATATGGATATTGAGAAGGCAGATATAACAATACTAAACAGAGGAGATAAGTTTCATGTACCTATAGGTCTAAAGCATCGTATGTTTGCGATAGAGGATACTGAATTATTTGAGTTTAGCACAGAACATTCCGATTCGGATTCGCATAGGATCATGCCTGGAGATCTATTATGAATACGGATGATCTAATTAAGGTTTATAACGTATTATCAAAAGAAGAATGTGAGGATATCATAGAGTGGTTTTGGGAAGAAGAAGATAGACATGTTGATGGTGCTGTATATGGAAGACCAGCTGATGTCAGAAAAAATCATGTTGTAAAAGATTTTAAAGATACGAGACAGATATATCCAAAACCAGATGACAGAGTATCAGACTTGTTATCTAGAGCATATTTTGAAGTTTATGATAGATACGCTGAAGAATGTCCAGTTCCACCAGAAGATTATCCTTTAGTCTTCAGAGATTACTGTGTTCGTATATATCACAAAGGAAAAGGATTTTTTTCTAGACATCAGGATCAAGGGCCTGGCGTCAATGTTCACAGGGTATTCGGTATTGTAGGATATCTAAATGATGTCGAAGAGGGTGGAGGTACATATTTTCATCTTCAAGATAGAATGATACCAGCTAGGAGAGGAGATGTTTGTATATTTCCTTGTAATTATCTTTGGCCTCATGAAGGAACAATTCCAATATCAGAACCCAAGTACGCTATAACTTCTTTTATTTCGTTTGCAAGCAATGGATAAACTATCAGAATATATAAAAACATTTGATAATATTTTGTCTTCAGATGATTGTGATTATATTTTAGATTGGTTTGCTGAAAATGAAGATCTCCATGAAGATGGAGTCGTGTATACTCACGGAGGAAATGGTGGCTCAGTTCATGTAGATCCCTCATTTAAACTTTGTAGACAAGCTAACGTTCCACCAGATCATAGGATATCTCAAATTCTAACAGAGACAGTGGTAGGTGCGTATGATAATTATGGAAAAGGCCCTAAAAATAATCTTCATCTTACTGGTTATGCCGTAAGAAGATATCTAAAGGGTGAAGGATTATTCGCAACCCACATTGATACATCTTCAGGCGCTACATCAAATAGAATATTTGGTGTCATAATATATCTCAATGATGTAGAGCAGGGAGGAGAAACAGAGTTTCCAGAATTAGGCGTAAAGATTACACCAAAAAAAGGAAGAGTTCTTATATTTCCATGCAGTTGGATGTATCCACACAAAGGAAACGTGCCAATATCAAACGACAAATATATGTCTGCTATGTTTATATGTTTTTCAGATAATCACTAACTTTTGTATAATCATGTGAATACCATGAGGTATCTGCACATGTGTATTCTTGATACTTACCTTCTAGATGTTTGGGGAAGGGGATTACTTCAATCTCCGCCCCTTCTTTTTTGGCAATCAATTCTGCAATCTCAAGAAATGAGATAGGATTGCCAGTCCCAACATCATAGATGCCGCTCCCTGCCGTATTATCTAGGACAACATCTACTATATCATCTACACATACGAAATCTCTAAAGGCATATTCAGAATCTTCAAAAATTTTAATTATCTTAGTTTCTTTAGCTTGTTTAGTGAACTTACTAATTGGACTTGCTTGATCTCCTTTGTGTTCTTCGCCTTCTCCATATACGTTAAAGTATCTGAATCCCTGCACTTGTTCAAACCTATCCATATTATCTAATACCCAGTAATCTACAGTCGCTTTTGATAGTGCATAGAAGTTTAGTGGATTGATAGTTCCTTTCAGATATCCATACTCACTATGAATCTTACCATACACAGATGCAGATGAAGCATATTTGACTGGGATAGAATATTCTATTGCCTTCTCAAACAGTGCAATAGAGAACTCTACATTGTACTTGTGAATTTTATTTACGTCTGTTTCTATTGTACTTGATATAGCTCCTTGATGAAGAATGTAATCTACGCTATCCCATTTGTCATATTGATTTAAAAAGTCGAAAGCATGAGATTGTTCTACTTGATATAAGTTATCACTTCCAATTTTATTTGCAAATGCTTTACCTATAAAACCACTTGATCCTGTAAGAATAATATTATGCATTATATAACTGGTAGAAAAAACGCTTGGACTAATCTGTACACATCATCTGTGAAGAATCCTTCTTTATCATAAGGAGTATGAAGAACATTTGCTGGATACATTATCATTCTGTTATATTTCATCTCTGCTAAATGTATAAGCTCCCAAGGGCCAACACTGTCATTAACATATTCTTCTTGCCATATTCCATCTTGTCTAGGATTAACTTGTTGTCCTTTATATGTATAAAACCCAGTGCCACCCTTACATTCTTTGGGTTTGTTAAGATATACGACACCAGCCCATCCTCTGTCCGATACATCTGGTAAATCTATATGTGGTTTTTTTCTTCTATAATGAGACTGAGTAACATTGACTGAAAAGGAAATGTTCATACATGACATTTCAAATGCCTTTTTCTCTTTCTGTTCTAATCCATATACGTTCTCCGCTATTTCAATCCAAATAGGCCATATGTGTTCCAGATTAAATGATATATCAACTCTCTCGCCAGGAACTCCACCCAGTATTCTAGGACTTTTGGTGCCTGGTGTTCTTAATGCTAGATTCCTTACCTTGTCTGGGTTTTTGTAGAAGTTATCAATATAAACTATAGGAAACTTTTCCCATCCCATGAGTTCTACAGTTGCATCTACAGGGGTATTGATAGCGAAGGTTTCTGTCTCATCAATAAAATACTTTTTCATATAACTAAATACTTCGGAGAACTAATGTGGAGAGGTTGTGGCAAAACCCAATAGTAAAGACGGTTTGAAAGAATACGCTCTTAGAAAACTTGGAAAACCAGTTCTGGAAATCAATGTTGACGACGATCAGATTGATGATTTGATTGATGATGCTATCCAATTGTATCATGAAAGACATGGTGAAGGTATTGATAGAGTATTCTTAAAGCATCAGTTTACTGAAGCAGAAAAAACTGCGATGAAAGGAGATCAGGCTACAACTACTGGCACAAGTACAGCAGGCGGACTTTCTTCGGCAGACTACACAGAAGGTGCAAAATATCTACCTCTACCAGATACCATCATAGGAGTTCAGAAAGTATTTAAGATGGACTCATCAACGATATCCGCTGGTATGTTCAATCTCAAATATCAGATCTTCCTCAATGATTTATACTACTACGGGGCAATCGATTTGTTAAACTATGGTATGACAAAATCATATCTAGAAACTCTCGATTACATGTTAAATCCTGATGTTCAAATAAGATTTAATAAGAAAAATAGTAGGCTATACATGGATATTAATATAAATGAACTTCAAGATGACCAATTCATAATCATAGACTGTTTCAGAATTGTAGATCCTCAAAGTGAGACAAATGTATACAATGATCCATGGCTTAAACAGTATACCACAGCTTTGATAAAAAAACAATGGGGTCAGAATCTAATTAAATTTACTGGTGTAAAATTACCTGGCGGATTGGAACTCAACGGTAGACAGTTGTATGACGATGCTGTCATGGAAATAGATAAACTTAATGAGACACTGATGCAAGAATATGCAATGCCACCACTAGACTTTGTTGGATAATGCCTTTATCACCCTTCTTTTTAAATGGATCTCCAAGTGAACAAAGACTAGTTCAAGACTTGGTGAACGAACATTTACAACTGTTCGGTCAGGATATTTTGTATCTGCCTAGAAAAATAGTAAATCGAGACACTGTAATAAGAGAAATACAATCATCTAAGTTTGACGATAGTTTTAGAATAGAAGCATATCTTGTAACCACAGACGGATTCGGCACACCATCTGATGTGCTTACAAAGTTTGGTGTCCAAGAGAAAGATGAAGTAACGCTAGTGGTATCAAAGGAGAGGTATGATGATTTCATTACACCATTCATAAATCTATTTCCAGAAAATGAGAGAATCAATGCTCAGTCTCCACATGAAGGAGATCTAATTTATCTACCATTAGATAACGGTTTATTTGAAATCAAATATATTGAAAGAAAAGTACCTTTCTACCAAGTAAATGATCTATTCATGTATGAGTTTAGATGTGAAATCTTTGAGCCTGAAGATGAGGTCATTGATCTTCCTGATGGATTGACAGATAAGAATGGCGAAGATATTGATGAGAGTCTAATCACTGAAGGACAAGTGATTACTCTACAAATGGAGAAGGAGACAAACGAAAATGCAGTGGCATATGTATCTCTTGCAACTACATTCGCTGGAGTTAAATCTGTACAACGTGTTCCAATGTTTGACGGTGGTAACTATAGAGGAACTCCAACAGTAACAATACATAAACCAACACAAGGAAATACAGCGACTGGTACAGTGACTGTTGCTGAGGGCGGCATAGACACCGTGACTTTAACTTCTGGTGGATCTAATTATCTAAATGTGCCTTCTGTAAGTTTTACACCACCAAATAAAGTAACATCATCTCAGATCAAGTTTGGAAATAACTCCCTACACCATACCTCTATCACAGATTCAATTGGTGCTAACTTTAAGTTTTTAAATAATGTAGATTCTAGAGATAGTGGTGATGGTAGACTATCACTAAGTTTCTGGTTATATCCAACCAAGTTTGATCCAGCATCGAACGGTGGAACAGTCATGTGGACTGATAGATTCAAGATATACTACAGAGAGACAGGTAATATAGTGTTTGCTTCTGGTTCTGGATCTATTGAAAACACAACACAACTCAATCTAAATGCTTGGAACTTTATCCGAGTAGAACAATACAATACCGATGCTACCATATCTGTTAACGGAACAGTAAGTAATACTTTAAACACTGCAAACCCAATCATGTTCTTTGCAGGCGACACCCTGAAATTAGGTGCTGACGCTTCAGGGCAAGGTTTTATTCCATCCCAAACTGCATCATGGGAAGGATACATGGATCACATTACTCTCAACTTGACTGGCGATAATGCTACAAGTAATAATAGTGCAACACAAGTTCCTAGTTCAGAGACATCACAAGAGACTGATGTTGTCACATCAACCACTGCACAATTTATTCGTAAGTTAGATAATGAACATCCAATAATTGTTTGTACGACTAATGCATCAAGAGAAGTATCTGCATTAACAATACAATATGAGGGATGGGGATATACCTCAGTTCCTATTATGACCATCGAACAACCAACTCTAGGAACTCAGGCAACTGCTGTTGCAATCATGACAAGTAGATCTGGTGTTTCAAATCAATCTGTTGATAGAATATTACTGATTAATCCAGGCACAGGATATACAACACCTCCACAAGTGGTATTCACTGGTGGTTCTCCAGTATCGACTGCAATCGCTACTGCTGTAATTTCGGAAGCAGTATTAGGGCCTATAGGAATTACAACTGGCGGAAATGGTTACAACTTCACACCCACAGTTGGTATTACATCTGTATACATACAACAGTCCAATGAGACTGAACCTCTACTTATGAACGCAAAAGCAGAGGCAGTTGTAAGTACATCTGGTACTGTTACACAAATCAGATACAGTAACGCTGGTGCTGGTTACACTAATACCGCAGCTGCTGTATCCATCAGCTCAGTCACCTCAAACTCATTTGGTGAGTATCAAAGAGATGAGATCGTTAAAGGTGTTTCTACAGGAACTAGTGCCTACGTCGCTAGTTGGAATACAAGAGATCAGATTCTTCAAGTTTCAGTTCCATCAGGAGACTTTGGGGTTGGTGAAGTAATTGTTGGTGCAGCTGCAAGCTACAGAGTTATATCAATAACATCCGACATAGATGGAGACAGAGAGTTTGCTCAGAATGATACTTTTGAAACAGAGGCCAGCACTCTTCTAGACTTCTCTGAAAGAAATCCATTCGGTGAGTTCTAAATACTATTATAAGGTGGTAATATTATGCTAACAAATCATTTCTATCATGAGATCATCCGTAAGACGATTGTGGCTTTCGGAACATTGTTTAATAACATTGAGATCCAAAAACAAGACAGGAACGGTAAGACGATAAGTGTTATCAAAGTTCCTATATCTTACGGCCCTATACAGAAATTTTTAGCAAGAGTAGAACAGGGTAGAGAATACCAAGACGGCGTAGGAACTACATTGACTTTACCTAGAATGTCTTTTGAAGTCATGGGTATGAACTATGACGCAACTAGGAAGGTTTCTACAATGCAAACTTTCAAGGCAGTCAATAAGAATACAAATAAAATGGTAAAGGCTTTCATGCCTGTGCCGTACAATATTAATATGCAACTTGGTATTTTATCTAAGTTGAACGAAGACGCTATACAAATATTAGAACAGATACTACCATATTTTCAACCAGCTTTTAATCTTACTATTGATTTGGTGGATATAATTGGAGAGAAGAGAGATATGCCAATTACTTTAGAAGGAATTCAGATGGAAGATTCATATGAGGATGACTTCCTACAGAGAAGATCATTGACATATACATTGAACTTTACTTGTAAGACATATCTATTTGGCCCAATCAATAATAGTAGTGATGGATTAATCAAGAAAGTACAGACAGATTACTATTCAGAGACTGCTAATCTTAAAATTGCAGCTAGACAACAAAGATATACTGCGACACCAGCTGCGATTAAAGACTATAATAGTGATAATACCGCAGCAACTAATGAAACTATAGATACTGTGAGAACAGAGTTTGATCTTAACAGTGCGATAGCGTTTAGAAAGGGAGATTATATACAGATAGATGAAGAGAAGATGTTAATTAGATCTATAACTGGCAACAGAATCAAAGTCAAGAGAGGTATGTTTAGTAGTGTAATCCAACCACATGATATTAATGTTCCAGTAAATGTAATCAATGTACAAGATGATTCATTTGTTACTGAAGGTGATGACTTTGGATTTGGTGAAACCAGAATTGATTTCGCTGATGGATCTATCTACAGTAGTAGTCAAGGAAGGGACTCTGAATTATGATTGAAGACGAAAATTTTGATGCAATAGAAGAGGCTCTAGAAGTTACCGATAGAGGTGCTGAGATAATGAAGAAAGAACCTGTATCTAAACCTGTTAAGAAAATAAAATCAGGTAAAGAAGATCTGACTAAGGACTATGAATATAGTAGAGCTCAGTTGTATTCTTTAGTTGAGAAAGGACAAGAAGCAGTGGATGGTGCATTAGACGTTGCACAACAGTCTGATTCTGCAAGAGCGTATGAAGTTGCTGGACAACTTATCAAACATGTTGCTGACACAGCAGATAAGTTGGTAGATTTACAGAAAAAAATGAAAGATATTGATGAGGTAAATATTAAGCAGAACACTACCAATGTTACTAACAACTCTCTGTTTGTAGGAAGTACGTCTGAACTACAGAAGATGCTAAAGAAAATGAACAAGGAGAATGATAAATGAAAAGATTCAGAACACTAAGAGAAGAAAATTGGAGAAGACTGAATAAGTATGGTGCAACATACACTATTACTTTCCAATTTAGAGGACAAACTAAAATGATTCAAATGTTTTTCCCACAAAGAGCGAGACCTTTGAAGAGAGATGTTCAAAGTGAATTGGAAAAAGTGTATCCTAGTGGCAAAGTATTATATTATGCACCCTCAGAAAAAGATCCAACGAAACCTTTATTAGTAATTGACCCCTGATAGATCATGATACAGCATGAACAATACCTTGGAAACCCTAATTTAAAAAAAGCGAACGTTGCTCAGAACTTTACAAAGAAACAAGTTGCTGAGTTTTTAAAGTGTGCTGGAGATCCTGTATATTTTGCACAGAAGTATGTGAAGATCATCAACTTGGATGAAGGTCTGGTGCCTTTCAAGATGTATGACTTTCAAGAACAGTTAGTTAATAATTTTCATAATAATAGATTCAATATTTGTAAGATGCCTCGACAGTCAGGTAAGTCAACGACTGTGGTATCTTATCTTTTACACTACGCCATCTTCAATGATAGTGTCACAGTAGGTATTCTTGCAAACAAAGCTCAGACTGCAAGAGATCTGTTAGGTAGATTACAGATAGCTTACGAAAATTTACCAAAGTGGATGCAACAGGGTATCATTGCATGGAACAAGGGATCTATGGAATTGGAAAACAAATCCAAGATCATTGCTGCATCAACCTCTGCATCTGCTGTTCGAGGTATGTCATTCAATATCATATTCTTGGACGAATTTGCTTTCATTCCCAACCATATTGCAGATGATTTCTTTAGTAGTGTATATCCTACTATTAGTTCTGGTAAGTCTACTAAGGTAATTATTGTTTCTACCCCACGAGGTATGAATCATTTTTACCGATTGTGGCATGACGCTGAACTAGGTAGAAACGAATACATAACCACAGACGTTCACTGGTCAGAAGTGCCAGGGAGAGATGAAGCGTGGAGAGAACAGACGATCAAGAACACATCAGAGGCACAGTTCCGTGTTGAGTTTGAGTGTGAGTTTTTAGGATCTGTTGATACATTGATTGCGCCATCTAAATTAAAGACTATGGTTTATGATGAACCAATTAATCGTGGAAAGAGAGGTGGAGAGATATATGAAAACCCAATCGACAAGCATAATTATTCGATTACAGTAGACGTTGCAAGAGGTGTAGAGAAAGACTATTCTGCATTTATTGTCTTTGATACCACAGAGTTTCCCTATAAAATTGTAGCTAAGTATAGAAATAATACAATCAAACCCATGTTATTTCCAAACGTTATAGCAGAGTTTGCTAAGGCATATAACAATGCTTATATCTTATGTGAAGTAAATGATATCGGAGATCAGATAGCGTCGATACTATTCTATGATATGGAATATGAAAACGTATTGATGACTGCTGTGAGAGGTAGAGCTGGACAAGTATTAGGTCAAGGATTCTCTGGTAGTAAGGTACAACTAGGAGTTAAGATGTCTAAGACTGTCAAAAAGATAGGTGCTCTGAACCTTAAGACACTGATTGAATCTGATAAACTAATTATCAAAGACTATAATATTATTGCAGAACTAACAACCTTTATAGAAAAAAACAACTCGTTTGAGGCTGAGGAGGGATGTAATGATGACCTCGCTATGTGTTTAGTAATATTCTCATGGTTAGTCATGCAAGATTATTTTAAAGAGATGACAGATGATGATATAAGGAAGAGGGTGTATGATGATCAAAGAGATCAGATCGAGGCAGACATGGCTCCGTTTGGATTCATACAAGATGGCATATCCGAAGAAACATCATTTGTAGATAGTTCTGGAGATAGATGGCATGTAGACGAATATGGTGACAGATCTTACATGTGGGATTATCTCTAATGGATTTAGATGAACCAGTTTTATTTTTACATGAAAGAAAATGTAGAGTATGTGGTAAGACCTATTCATTGACAGAGGGATTCTATCTTACTAGAAAGAGTAGAGGCGAGAAACCATCTTCATATTCATATGAGTGCAAAGCTTGTACTATTAATAGAGTAAAACATAAAAGAAAGAAAGATAAACCA